TAGTTACAGCGCTTGTATTACACAACGGCACTGTTTGTAATGAGCTGCAACTAGAGAACATGCTGGCCATAGTGGTTACAGCGCTTGTGTTAAACAACGGCACTGTTTGTAATGAGCTACAACCAGAGAACATGTATGATGCGTCAGTAATAGCCGTGGATAGTATATTAATTATAGCTAATTCTCTAGCTATAACATTTTGAGTAGATGCTCCGAGCGTAAAAGTAGCCAATAACGAACCAGCTAAGCTAATGTCAACAAAGTTAAGCGTAGCCCCAACCAAAGTTACTGAACTATGAGCAAGATTTAAATTTATTGATGTTAAGTTTTGTCCTGATTGTGGTGTTATAACAATAACGGCTTGTTTCCACCCCCCTGATGTTACTACCCCCAAACTTATATTGGTGTAATCGTATTGATGCTCCGCAGTAATTCCTGATGTGTAGTTGATAGTATTGCCGTCGCCCCAATCTACAGTGTATGCGCCGGTCGCATTCACTGCACAAAAGCAACTGTCCACCGTAACCATAAACAATCCCGCAAATTTCTGATCTGTTGAGCCTATTGTAGGTAATGCTACCCAGTCCGCTGGACGTACCCAAGGGGTTATAGTGTTTGTTAGCTGCGGTTGTCTACCGAATAAATTAAGGTGCTTAGATGCCAACCCTGCTGATTGGGTAGTTCGGATACTCATTACGTTAGCTCCGACCCAAATAAACTAAAACTAACATTTGTCGTCCCTGCATACACCGATACAACATCTGTTGTCGCCAAAGAAATACCCAATGTTAAAAACACCGAGTCGTACTGATTTATAGTATTATCAACAATTAAATAATGTTTTGGCAATAACGCTATTCCAGCAGGTCTGACAGCAACTCTAAATACTGTCGAAACACCTTGATTACATATTACTAATGTGGAACATACTGTTGACGTTGCCGATGGCGCAGTATATAAAGTAACTATCGAGGCTTTAGTTGTTGTTCCTAGCGTTGTGGTCAATGTTCCGGCCGTGACAGATGCCGTAACTACAAATGTGAAGGTGGTTCCCGTAGGTACTGAAGCGATCGCCCACACGCCATTTAATTTGACTTGTTCTGTTCCAGTTGCGCCTGATATTGTAAGAATATCACCTATTGCATACCCGGCAGTTGATGCTACTGTACCTGTTACTGTTGTTGTACCGTCCCCGATATAATTTGTTATACGAAGCGTAGATACAGCCCCTGCCACTATTTGTCCTAATACTTTGTAAGCCGCAGCCATATTATGCCCCCATCAATAAAAAAGGATTAAAAGTTTCGCCAGTACCCGCCCCACCAGCAGGGATTTGCCACGTCCCATCGCCCCGCCAAAATGTACTAGATGATGCGGCTGTGCCAGAGTTAAGATTGGTTACAGGGATATTACCTAGACCTTGGGCGTTACCTGAAGCATCTTTAATAACCACTTTCTCCGCAGGGTAAGTGCATATAACAGTAGCCCCTGCTGCAACTGTAATCTTGGTTGTACCCCCCGCAGTTGAGTAAAGGATAGTGTCTCTACTTAAAGTGGCACCTACAGAGGTGTAGGTACCTATGCCCACCTCAGAGTTATTACCACTCTTAATCTTGTAATAAGTGGTGTTGCCATCACCAATAGCCGCAAATGTTTGAAATCCAGAAACAGCACCCGTAAATGTTAATGTTCCGATCCCAGTTGTGCTAGTGTTTTCTTGAACTAAGTCAGCAAATACGAGTGCCATAACTAATCCTTATTATGCGGCAGTGGCGGTATATGACACCGTTAGTGTGTCCCCTGAAGTTACAGTTTTGGCCGATGCAAAGTCCCCGGCAGAAAACAAAGTTCCTGTAGTACTATCAATAACTGATGTTCCACCAACATTGATAAAACACCCCGCAACTGTACCAGAACTAGTCATTGCAAATACTTGCGCAACTGTAGGAGAAATAGCCCCCGCCGAAGCAGTTCCAAAAGTCGGGGTCTTGCGAGGGGACGTATATGTGGGAGCATTAGTTGCGCCAACTTCTAACCATGCGCCATGAGATGCTTGAGTATCACCAACAGCTGCGGTACCTGTGCCTTTAAGGCCCATGTACGAAATACCTTGAGCTGCATTAGTTAATGCACCAGTAATGGTCAAGTTCTTACCCACAGTGGTAACTACATTATCAATAGGTTCTTCCCACTTGACATTGCCGTCTGGGCCATGACAAACTACATGGTAGTGCCCATGTAGTTCCATACTTTCATTATGAGATGCTCCCCGTTCTACTGTTGCTAAACAGATATCGCCCATATTTGATATTTCATTGCTCATTTTAATACTCCTAAAAAAATCTAATTACTGCTGTTGTGGCTGTTACGGCCGGAAAAGTAACTGTAAATGTATTTAACGCTGTTTTATCTGAACCAAAGTCTAGTACAGCAACTGCAGCAAGTGTTGTTGCATTATATATCAAAGCCCCTCTGGCAACAAATGATGACGCAAGCCATGAGCTATTAACAAAACTTATGTAGGCTGTCGTTCCTGAACTAGTGGGTGGGATTACAACTAGAGCCTTTCCCCCTGCAGTATAGCCAGCACCTACAACCTCATTATCTGTTGTATAGACAAGAGTTGCCGCATTTAAATCAGCGTTAGCCGTATATAAAGCTATCTTATATACATAGGGTGTACCTACAGCAAAGTTCTCTAAGCCGCCAAGTAGGTTCTGTTTGAATATTGTAGTCTGCCCTTGTGCTATCATAATTGGCTATAGGGTAGTTTAGTTTGGTTGTTTCTATATGAGTCACCGCGTTCTAGGCCATCAGAAAGACGTTTTAGTTGACCAATAGCTTCTTGATACTTTTGTTCGTAGTAACCAACCATATCTGCCTCGCCTTTCATAAAGATCATTGCTTCACGCATAGCACCATATAATAGTACAGGGTCGTAGTTATCACCAATCCAACTCGTACCTGCAGTGTTAGATACATCCAATACAGTTATAAAAAACCCAACACCTAAAGCACCCAAAGTATTTGTAGGTACACTTAATACATCATTAACGTTATATAGTGATCCGGCATTAACAATAACAACAGTGGTAACAACACCTGCAGCAACAGTAATATTTGCAGCTGCATAGAACCCTGTACCGCCTGTTAAAGACACATTATAATATACCCCACTAGTATATCCTGCGCCACCTGAACCAATACTTTGGCTACTAATAATACCTTGCACAATAGTAATAGGGTCGTAAAAATAATGCAGCTCAACAGAATAGTTTGCATCAGGCGTAGGAGCAACTAAAAGAGATAAGTCGTTTTGAGCAGATATCTGCGGGCCAAAAATAGCGTAGTATCTAGGTAGAGCAATATCAGTAGGTGAAGGATAAGCTTCTCTAATAAAGCTAACATCTTTATCTATTAGAAAACTATATGTACCTGTATCATCTATAACAGCTAATGAGTAAACAGATAAGAAATCATCAGGGCATGATAAATAAGGGTTAGCTACTGTCACATTACCCTTTACGTTTTTTCTTAAGACAGGTACCTGAACACTGCTATATATTCTACTCTCAGCCTGTTGAATAAAAGTTGGGATGTTAGCAACGAACATGCTTTCAGTATTTTCAGCATAATCTTGGATTGTTTGACGAAGCTCAATATAGTTCATTGGCCTATACTACGCAAGTGGGCCGCGAGCGACTAAACCTTTTATAGCAGCACCATTACCACGAGTTTTTACACCTGTAGTTTTAATATCTTTTTCAGGTACACCTGCACCTTCTACTGGAATAACTTTTACGGGTTTAATTTGTGGATATTTATCAGATAGGGTAGTCATACTTTTCTCTATGTTGTAGTTACTGAACTAACTTGTCCTACTGCAACTAATGCATTAGGCGTTAAAACTGCGTCAAACTGTGAAGCTCCACCAACAGGTGCCCAGCCCCATTCTATAATTCTTGATCCCCCAGCAGGGTAATTACTTGTATCAAGCCCTGAAGCTACATAACTGGTATCTCTACGTGGATTACGTAAAGCCTGAGGATCGCTAATCGGATACATACCGATCTGTAACTGTGGTTGATCTGGAGACCAACAAGTAGCACAAGCAAGGATGTTTGTAATCTTAGTCTTTATAGTTAATGGGCGCAATGTTTTAAGCAAATACTCCATACCACAAACATCGCAGGTTCCTAATGCTATTTTACCTAGAGCATACTTAGAGCTCATATATATTTCCCTTTTTTATATTTTCAATAGCAGGTATGACTTGCATATTAAAGGGAGTATGTAACCCGCTAACAAGTTCGCCCTGCAAAGGGATTATATGATCTACATGCCATTTTACACCTGTTAATTTTGTACGTAGTGTGGCTAACTCATATATCTCTTTCATCATCCATACATCTAATTCTGAAGTCCATTTTGGAGTGCGATTAATTTTATTTACTTTTCGCATTTTTGATAGTGCGTTTACTTTACCTTTGTTATTTTCCCTGTATTCTTTTTTTGTAGCCAAATGTTTAAATACATTTTTTAAATAGTTTACTCTTTTTTGAGTTTTAACTTTTTCAGCATTATCTATATTATACTGCTTTTTTTGAGCTAGTATTTTATCCTTTTTAGTAGCATAATTTTCTTTATGGTAGTCACTACTATTAGGACGTTTAGTTGCATTATAATCTCTATAATACTTTAATTGTTCTTCTCTGGTCATTAGTTAAACGACATTCTTGGTACGACTCGCAAAGCACTCTTGTCTCGATCTTCCTGAGTCGCCAAATCAAATTGCTCATCATATACCATCTTTAACCCCTGTGCCCTTTGCATATCAACACCCGGTAGTTTCATAGATAGGTAATATGCTAACCCTGCAATAAGTGCAGGTAAAAACCTAAAAGGAATATCTTGTGTGTTAACTGCATTACCCGCATCTTGCATTCTTCTTAAGCGCCAATACACGAACGTGTATTGCTCATCTGGGGCTTGTGGTGTAGGCCATACATTGATCGTTGGGTAAGCTACGCCTGTAGGAGTGGTTGCTCCTGATTGTCTGTTTATCCACACTTGGATAGGTTTACCTAGCGCATTCTTATTAGGGATTGTCGAGTAAGTAGAACCTGAAATTCTTGATATAGTTATATCGGATTGGTTTTGACCTGACCCTGTACGTATTACATGGTCTAGTAAATCAATAGTGTCTACAGGTAAATTATATACAGCTTGCCCTGTAACCATAGGGATTGAACCCTCTTCCACAGTCCATAAATTTATGCCTTTATTTGACCATTCCATCAATAAAAGGTTTAATGACCTACGTGCAGTTTTAAAATCGTAGCCTGACCTTAGTTCTGAACCATTCCCGCAGCGCTCAAAACTTTCTTCGATTATATCTGCCAAATCCATATTGAACATAGCGGTACCTGTCGTAGTCATCTTTTTTCCTTACAGTTATCTAAATGCCAACGCTTCATATTACTTAAAATACCTTGTTTATCACAATGTGGACAAACCACCAACGGTCTATTCTTATGCGCATTGCGCATTTTTTCTAACACTTCTTCAGAATGTTTTTTACCATAATAAGGATTATTTACCCCACTCGATATTTCTGATAATTTTGTTTTTCTTCATCTGATCTAACTTTACCATACATTGGGTTTTTATCGCCTAACATTCTTTCTGACAAAACACTAGAGTTTAATTTTGCACGGTACGCTATTTTTTCATTCTTGGTTAAACCTTGCATAGGCTCTCGTAATTCTTCTGGAAGATTTAATAGGTATTT